GGTGCCATCTTGCGAGTACCCTTTTCTAACCACAAGCCCTTCATAAGCTCTGTGCCCACAATCCCCTTAACAGACTTACCCTCGGTCTCCACGACAGCAGTCACGCTGTTGCGCAACTGGCCTGTTCGCACAGCAGGCGGTTCCCCTGGAGCAGATGCGGTATAGGTGACTTGTGTCCCAGGTACACGGTAGGTGCGCCCTGTTCTATTCCCGGAGAGTGTCTCCAATACCTCATTCCGCACCTCTTGGGCAGCAGCAAACATCCTTTGTGTGGCCACAGATTCAAGTTTCGGGAGTATATTGTGCGTGTTTAGTTTGATTGTTACTTTCGACTTTTTTCGGACAGGAACCACCGCCTTTCTAGGGTTGCTGTGGTAGCTTTTTGACCACAATCGACACAAAGCGGTTGACCGTGTCCGGGTTGGATGGCGGCTCAACCGCTTCGTAGTACTCACCCTTGTAAACGAACCTGTGATTAGCCATGTTTAGGTCAAACCCCAAAGGACTACGGAACATCAGCTTGCCAGCAATGGACGTATGGCCGATCTGCTGGAACTGGGCCCGGCCCTCAAGGCTCACCTCGGCAAACCCGCCCCAAAGCTCGGCGATTGGAACCCATTCTTCGATGGGACCAAGCGGGCCATGCTCTTGGTGCAACTCCTCAACTTTGATGCGATGCTTAAAGGCGTTATACAAACCGGACCACCTTCTTCCGGTAGGGCTTCAACTCGGCGAAGGCATCGCCATACGCCACAGAGCCGATGCCCGACACAGATTCATTGCTCACTCCACCGACACGCTGTGTGTAGTGGTAGTGAGCACGCTTCAGGACCCACATCTTTAAGGCGGACGGTATTGGCTGCGCTTCACCATCGGCATCCACAAAGGGGTTTTGCAAATAGGCGTCTGCTTCAGACTTGGCCGCATCCACGCAGTCCACAATAACCTCATCTTCCAGGTCCGTATCCACCCTAAAATACGCCTTCGCCTCCTCAAGAGAGATTTCCAGCCTGTCCGTTACAGCTGTAATCACTTCTTCACCGCCTTATTATCATCTTTGGCGGTGCCTTTGGCTTTCTTCTCTTCTACATCCCGGGCTTTGACCTTGGCCTCATACTCCTTGCGCAGTTTTGCAACCCGCTTTTCATACCTGGTCACAGTATCACCACCTTAGAATTTAGTCTGCTATGCTTGTGGCCACGGAATTACCTTCGTTGTACCGTCAGACAAGTGAAACGTTATGTTTGTGCCATCAGAAGTTATATCCTCAATTCCTACTCCGTCTGCTCCATCTGCTCCAGGATCGCCTTTTGGACCTTGTGGCCCTTGTTCACCCTGTGGCCCTTCTGGACCTGTATCACCCTTTGGCCCTTGTGGGCCAACTAGATTCATTAGTAGATTCCATGTGCCATTATCATTTTTAAACAAATCGCCACTTGAAGTGTTTAAATATACATCGCCAGGAACACCTATTTCAAGAGTTGGGTTTGTTGTGCCACTTAAAAACCTCATGCTACTCCCCCCTATTTCTCCAAGAACCTCAACACGTAAAGCTTTTCCGTCTTTGCTTAGGACGTCATTAAGTATTTCTGAGATTAAAGCCATGGTTGATCCAACCACCTTTCAAAAAAAGGGACCGCATTAAACGGCCCCTAATCAATCTTGAACACGAACTTCACGATGCGGATCGCCTTGGGCTCGTAAACCCGCTCCCAGTTGGTACCGTCTTCAAGCTCATCAAAGTCAGGGAATGTACCCGTAACGTTATTCTCAGTCCACTTCACACCTCGAGGGTGAATCAAAAGTAGACGGCGGTTGACGAGAATATCCTCGCCAGCGAGAGATAGACCCTTGCGGACTACTTCAGTCTGCTGGATTAGAGGATCAGAGCCGTTGCCGTAGGCAATTGCTCCAGCACCGAACAGGTATGCCACTCCGATACTATTCTGAGTATCGAACGGCATACCATCGTCCACAATCACACTCTTACCCAAGAAGGTGTTGACTCTCATGTTGCCAGTAGAGTCCTTTGCAGACTCAATGAGATCATTCTTGGCTAGGTATGCTTCAACAGCGCTGTGCATCATCACACCGGTCAGCAGATCCTTGGCATCCCCCATGAGTTGGGCAGCGTCGATAAAGGTTGTTCCGCTGATTAGCGCAGCATCGTCAGTCTTGGCCGAAATATCATGCACCTTCTCGGTCATCGTTGCGGAGGAAAACACGCCTTTCAAGATGGAGAGCAAGATGTTCTGATTCTGCCTTGCCCAGTAGGCGGCGAAAAGCTCGGCAATAGCCCGCATCGGGTCATCACCAGCAAGGTGTCCAGCCAAAGCGTTAGCACCGAAGGACTTAACCCATCCTTGTTTGCGAGCCACGTCCTTATTCGCGGTAAGCTTGCCTGGAGTGGTTTCCCCGGTATCAGCCATGACTTCTGGATCACCGGTAAGGTCGTTCCAGAATGGCATGTTGATTAGGGTGTTGGGACCACTTGCCAACTGGTCAAACTCGGGAGAGTGCTGCATGATGCCAGACTGCACCAGTGCAGACAGTTCCATGGTGCGCTGGATTACATACGGGGTGAAAACTTCAGGCTGAATTACATCGGTAATGCGAGTAATATCAGGTTGAATTACGCCAGCAGTACGTGTAATAGTCATTTAACATCATCCTTTCGTTAGTCTATTTATTGGCGTTAGCCATCAATTGCTTGGCAAGCTCGGGGTTTTCCCGGAGTAACCTGCCTTGTTCGGTTAAGTTAAAGTGTTCTTTGCTCCAGGGGTTCTTGACGGTATCGCCAGAACCACTTGTGTCGTAAGGGTCACGACCCTTCTCCTTAAAGCGCTCCTGGACTGCTTTTTCAAGTTGTGCGTTCCAGAGATTCTTCAAGGTCGAGACCTTCTCCCTGGTCTGTTCTTCGTCCGCACCCACCACGAATTCCTTGAACTCAAGCGGCATTTGTGCCTCGTTGAGAAGCTCGACGGCCAAGAGGTTGAGTTCCCTCTCCAAAAGAGCCTGCTCTTTCTCCTGCAGTTCCTTCTGGAGCTTCTCTTGCTCATACTTGGCTTTTTCTTCTTCCGACATCTTCTCTTTGGCCAAGCGCTCCACTTCGGCCTGGGCCTCTTTGAGACGCTTGCTGTACTCGGTGCGGACTTTGTCCGTCTCGCTCTGTATGAGCTTTCGGACTTCGTCCATGGTTAGAGGCTTGTCTTGGGCGTCGTTATTGGTGTCCTGCTGCTGGTTATCCCCAGTGTTTTGGTCATCCTGGTTATCCCCCTCAGCAAACAACTGCAAGTTCATGCGATTTAACAGGTCTTTCATTGGTTATCCTCCTTCGAGTTCAATAAAAGAGCCCCTCGTTAGCGCTCCAAAAACTGAAACACCATAGAGTTGCCCCTTTACTTGCCCTCATGTTAGTTTAAAGAAAAACCGGCTTTTATCGCCGGTCGTTGATGATTAAGTTTCGTATATACTCGCTTAGGTTCGCTTCGCCGCTGGGCTTTATATATCCCAACTCCTTCGCTTTCGCCTCCGCTTTTTCCTTTACCACCTCTGGAACCCTTACAGCTATCAGTACCGATTTCATGCGTTCTCCTCTCCCAAGTCTTCCTCCTCTCCTAAGTCTTCCGCTGTGTTGAAGTCGTACTCTCCGATGCTTCCGTAGGTGTATCCGTTGTCGAATCTCAGGTAGACCGGCCTGTCTTCGTCAAAATACGAAAGCAGTTCAATCAGTTCTCCTACCGTGAGGGTACTGCCGCACTGGCTCGGTTCGTATCCGTTGTTGTTAGCGTTGATGAATAATGCTTCTCTTGTCATGTTAAAAACCTCCTTCCTTTTGTCATCTTAATTGTATCACAGTTGTTATACAAGGTCAAGAGGTTTTTTTAAGATTTTTCAAAGAATTTTGCGTATTTTATCTTCGTTTGCCAAAGAAAAAACCGGCTTGTTGTCGCCGGTCCTTAATTATTGAATTTCGCATCTCATAGCCTGGCCGCCGCCTTTGCGCTTATGCTGTAATCAAAGCGAGTTAATTCTTCGTCGCCGTTCCAGAATTCCTGCAGTTCAGCCACGATGTCCACCAGCTCGCGCACCCTATCGTCTTGCCCACCGACCAGCGCCATTTCCTTAATAGTGGCGACTAGTCCTTCCATCATTGCCGTGTACTTGACTCTTGTCATAGTAAAAACCTCCTTCCTTTTGTCATCTTAATTGTATCACAGTTGTTATACAAGGTCAAGAGGTTTTATCAATTTATTTATCCAGCAGCTCCGCCTTAGTGCAACCTATCGTTCATCCAATCATCAAAACTCATATCGCCCAGCTCGTCATGCGTGGGCTTGTTTATCGCCACCACGTTATACTGGACAGCGCAGCGACAGTTAATAACGTTCTCCGCCCTAGAAAAGTCGCCGGGAAACATACCCTCATCACCATCGATTACAAAGGGTTCGTCCACGGGAATGGTAACACCATCCAGCATCTCGTGGCTTTCCCTAGTGCGGTCGTCCCGCGAGCTTATCCAGGTCTTAGTCATCTCGAGACCCTGGCTCTCGGCATGTAAGATGCTGTCATACTGCGCAGCGTTGTAAATCCTGGTTGACTCGGTGCGCACGATACGAATGGCCTTGCCTGCATCACCCTCGAGGAGGTTCTTAATGCGCCTGGATATCTGCGGGTAAGTGTCGCCATTGACGAAACCTCTAGTTAACTCCTCTTTTAAGCCGTAAATGAGGTTCGTTCGGTGGCGTTCCAGCCTGTCATTGAGTGTTAACCCCGTAAACGGATTTTGGATGCTTAATTGTACCGTTTTGGGGTCCACAGCACTGTAACCCAATCTAGCTCTAGTCTCAGTTTCAATTGCCCATGCTGTGCGATAATAAGAGGTATTGTAAACCTCTGTCAAGGTCTCCCGCAAAAGTTTACCATCATCGTCATAGAGTTTCATCACCTCTTGGATAATGTCGCGCTCTAGCTTGCTTAACCGGCCATACTTCTGGATTTCAGCATAATCGAGCTTACCTTCCTGGAAATAACGGTCAAACACATCGGCAAGCTTTGACCTCATTCCCCTCAGCTGCTTAGCGTAATTTTTCATGATCTCCCGTTCGGTCTTGAGCGCCAGGGAGTTGATGATCTTCTCTGTACCTTTAAGCTTCCGGTTCAGACTCATCGTCCTCATCCTCTAGGTAGGCATCCAGATTGACCCTGACGGCTTCCTCCGCCTCCTTGCGCATGAGCTCGATCTCATATTCGGGATCATCTATGAACGAGAGTAGGCTCAGCCTCGTCTGCTCACTCACATGGCCACGGAGCAGAGCTGTTGCCTGCGCTTCGGACATGATATCCAGCGGGAAGTTACGCTTGAACTGGAACCAGATATCGGTGTAATCGATGTTGATACCCTTCTTGGCCCAAGCGGAGCAAACCACCTTGAACATTTGGCGCAGCGAGGCAGTCATTTTGCGCTCAGCCACAATACACTTGGATTCCAGACCCAGCATCTTGAACTTGAGTGCTACACCACTGGCTTGACCAGCAAAGTTCTCATCGCTGAAATTGACACTCTTGGAAAACCGCATGATGTTCTCTTCCAGCCGGTTAAGATGGTTCTCGATCATGACATCGTTCATGTTCTTGGTCAAGAACTCAGCCCGCTCATTACCGTCATGGTTCGGCAGGCCAAAGGCGCCGGTTTGCTTGGCTCGCTCGATAGTCTCCTGGTCAATCTCGACACCGTAAAAGACCATGTAAGCAAGCCGGAACTGCTCGATTTCGGAGTTGACATCGCTCATGGTGCGGTCATAGCCGTCGATGAGGCTTAGCACCTTTTCGGCATCGCCCAGGCGTTCCTCGTTGTTCGGAAACTCAACCAGGGGTACGAAGTCAAACATGTGCTCTTTGGGTTCTTCCGTGTCATCGGGCACGTACTCATCACCATGCAGGACATAAAAATAGACCATCTTGTCGTCATACCATTCGACTCTAGTGGTCTGTTCGCCGTTTATGGTGATTGGATAGTACCGTAAAGCATACTGGTTCTCGCCTGTGGATCTGTCGCCGATGAAAATGACTTCCCAAGGCGGGATATTGCAGATCCTCTCCATGCCCTCACCGTCGATATAGCAGAGCCGGGCAGCAGTCCCACAAATAGCTGCCATCTTGGCGGTTTCGGCATCCAAATCCTCGATGTTGTTGGTGATCCGGAACCGGTCAAGGACACCGACATGTGCCTGGTAGTCAGCTTCGTTGAGTTCACCATCCTCACTGGAATAGCTTACCTTGTCTAGGTTGTAGCTGATTGGCTCGCCCGCAAAATACCCAACCTTGGTATCAACGATGTCACTGAAAAAGTCATTGTTGAGCCGGTTGTTGATTTTGTTGCCGTCCGGCATCTTCCGGGTGAAAATCGGCACCCCATCATAATCAGCCCGGTAGCGCTTGTACAGAGCCTTCATCTTGGCCGCCCTGGGGGCGTGGTCTGCGATAAGGTCCTTTATGATTTGACTCGTAACCTGCCCGTTGGTGCTGGTTAAGTATATGAGTGCCTGCTGTACTGCGTTCAACGTCTCACCCCCTAATACAAACTCCGCACCGCCTTGGCCTTACGGCTACCCTGCATATCTTCACTTAGGGCATAGCGGGTTGCATCAATCGAATGGTTGTCCTTGTCCGGAAACCGGCTCTTGATATTGCCCTGCGCATCCCGCTCCAAGGAGTAGTTAATAAATTCCTTAGCGGCCAAAGGGCACCGCTCTGGGTCGATAATAATCTGCTCAAGGTCTTGTAAGAATTTGATTCCATACTCAATGCTTCCGGGCCCCTTCTTAGCTCCTTTGATCCGCATGCCGTAGTCAGTCCTAAGCTCATCAATGCTCTTCGGTTCTGCACTGTCGGCAATGGTCATAACATCGTTGAAAGCCCGGGCCCTCTGGGCAAACTCCCGGTTAAACAGGTTCAGGCCGCTAATCTCATGAAACAAGTAAATCCGCCTGCGGGTCTTATCATAGTACAGCCGGATGAAGCAAAGCGGGTCCGCTGCATAACCAAAGTCCAGACCCTGGCGAATGTTGTCGAATGTCTCGATTAGGCTGTCGGGAATGGTCTCCAATGTCACGTTTGTAAAGACCTCCAGGCCCGTCCCAACCTCTTCTCCTAGATACTCATGTCGGTATGCTGTTTCATTGGCCTTTTTCAAATGTTCAGCATCGGCAAGAAATCTTTCCCCCAGCCATTCTGGTGGAACATCTAAATATGTGGAATGATGCACCCGCCGGCCAGGCTTCGGAATCTTGGCCTCCTGGTTCACCCAGCTGCGCCCGGACTTTGGCGGGTTATAAGAAAAGAACGAAATCCGCTTTTTATTCTCGCCTCTAAATAAGGATTGGAGAATATTCCGGATCTCGTCCATGCTGGCAAACTGGTCCACTTCTTCAAACCAGGCGTATTTGATATAGCCACGGCCCAGGTTGATGGATTTCATTTTAAGCGGATTATCTGCCGCCTTAAATACTATCTTCTGGCCGGTTGGAATGTAGATTATCTGCATGGGCGCAA